AGAGGAGTACGACGTCGTACTTGCAATAGACAATAATCCTTCCATGCGCCGCATGTATCGGGCGCTAGGTATTAAGGCTGTCACTGTTTCTGATCTGCCACCGGTTACGAGAAAGGCGAAAACGATAGTGGAGACTCGCGCGCATTTTGTGGAAGACATGGAGATCAGAGCAATAGGCGACAAAATGACTTTTAAAGGTTATGCCGCTGTCTTCGATTCTGACTCTGAGCCGCTCCCATTCATTGAACAGATCAGGCCTGGTGCATTCACTCGCACCCTGAAGAGCCGTAACAATATTCGTATGTACGTTAATCACAATGATTCGGCGCTCATCGCTTCTACTCGCTCAGGAACCTTGCGACTTCAGGAAGATTCCAAAGGTCTTCTAGCAGAGGCTGATCTACCGATGACTACTGATGGAAGGAATCTGAGCATCCTCATAGAGCAGCGCATCGTAGATTCAATGTCGTTCGGTTTCTCTGTTCCTCGCGGTGGAGATATGTGGAGCGAAGATGGAATGCGCCGCACGCTTACAGAAGTGCGCCTCCATGAGGTCTCGGCCGTCACCGGAATGCCAGCGTATGCATCAACCTCAGCGTCCGTAAGGAAGCTCGCTGCGCGTACTGCGATAGATGAGCAGGTTTTAGCGGATGCGCTAACCCAATTAGAGAGCGGCGCTGAACTAGATTCCGCTCAGGCTGATCTGATTCGCGGGATAGTCGATCAGCTAGCGCCGAAGGAATCAAAGCCTGATAATTCTCTGATCGTTGCTAAGCAGTTGCTTGCACTCATGGAGATGCAAGTTTGATGTAGCATCATCCTTATAACTCCGTTAACGGTGCCGTTAACGATGGATGCGGAGCCGCCTCCAATCTAAATACCTGCGGCAAACATCTATCCGAAGGGCATAACGTAATGGACGTTCTGAAGGCGCAGTACGAAGCGCGCGCAAAAGATCTTGAAGTAGCGAAGGCAATCGTGGACACTTGCGCGAGCGAGGATCGCGCGATGACCGTTGATGAGCGGGTTTCGTTTGATCGTGCGAATGAGGAATTCTCTCGGCGTACGAAGATGATTGATGAGATTAAGTCAATGGCTGCGCACGAGTCTGAGGTTCGCGCAGCGCAGGCCGGGCACGAGAATGAGATTCGCCCGGTTAATGCTCCTGAGGCTCGGTCGATCAACGATGTTGAGATGATCCGCAGCCTTGCGCGTGGCGAGATTCGTTCGGCAGAGTTCGCACCCGAGCGCCGCGATATCAGTCGTTCTTCGACGGGCGCCCCGGTGCCGACTAGTTTTTACGACCAGGTAATCATGCTTGCTCGCGCTGTCGGCCCGATGCTCAGCGTTGGAACTACTCTTAATACTGCCGGGGGAGAAAATTTACAAATTCCACGGCTGGCAACATATTCCACCGGGACTGTGAATTCTGAGGCTGCAACGCTCGGCGAGTCTGATCCGACGTTCTCCGCATTTATCACACTGAACGCCTTCAAGTACGGATTTCTCACGCAGGTGAGTTCCGAGTTGCTGAACGATTCAGGTATTAACGTGCTTGATCTTCTCGCTATGAACTGCGGGAACAGTTTGGGTTTTGCGGTCAATCAGGCCTTGACTCTCGGGACGGACACGACGGAGCCGAACGGTATCGTGACTGCAGCAGGTTCTGGCGTTACTGGTGGCACTGGCGTTTCGGGCGCATTCACCTATGCGAATCTCGTCAGCCTCTACTACTCGCTTGATCCCGCTGCTCGGGCACTTCCGGGAACGGGCTTCATGGCGAAGGGTTCGAGCATCGCTGCTATGCGTACCCTTCAGGACGGCAACGGAAGCTTCGTCTTCCAGCCGTCGATGTCGGAGAGCACTCCTGATCGCGTGCTCGGTGTTCCGCTCATCGAGAATCCGGCAATGGCTGCGGCTGCTACCAGCGCGAAGTCTGTCATCGCCGGTCACTTCCCGTCCTACTATGTTCGTACTGTCGGCGGCATTCGTCTGGATCGCTCGGATGACTTCGCCTTCAGCGCGGATCTCGTAACCTTCCGCTGCACCTTCCGGGTGGATGGGGATCTTCCGCAGACGTCGCATGTTAAGTACTTCATCGGCGGCGCTTCCTAGTAATACCCTCTCTGCCCCTAGTCGGGGCTCCGTATTTATCGCAGGGTGCGGAGCCCCGATTAGGTCTCACCTGCGAAAGGATCTGCGATGTCTAATAAGCGCAAGCCAAGTAAGCCGCTGAAGAAGCGAAGTGAATCTAGGGCGATCCTCTGGAATTCAAATAGCCCGTGGGCTAGAACCGGCTACGGTGCGCAGACTGCGCAAACGATTACGAGACTGCAAGCAGCGGGGCATCATGTCGCTGTCTCTTCTAATTATGGTTTAGAGGGAACTACCCTTGATTGGCACGGGGTTAGGCAGTATCCGCGCGGATTCGATATGCACTCAAATGATGTTGTGGTAGCGAACTACCACGCATGGCGGCATGAGCACTCAACGCTAGACCCATTGCTCATCACTCTCTACGATGTCTACATTTTCAAGGGTTCTCAGTGGGACGATGTGGAACAAATCGCTTCATGGGTTCCTATCGATCATTCGCCGGTTCCTCCAGATGTTGCGGCCTGGTGCCGACGTCCGAACGTGACTCCTATAGCGATGAGCCGCTTCGGGGAAGCAATGCTGAATAACGCTGACATTGATTGTCTCTATGTTCCGCACGCTATTGAAAAGATCTTCAAGCCTACAGAATCTATCAACGCAGGCGGTAAGGATCTCACCGGGCGTGAGTTCATGGGTATTCCTGAAGATCGTTTTGTATTCGGAATGGTCAGCGCGAACAAAGGCGCTTACCCTCCTCGCAAGGCCTTTCCCGAAACCTTCCTAGCCTTCTCAATGTTCGCTAAGCATCATGAAGATGCAGTGCTCTACATTCACACGGAGGATCGCGGCGGCATGGGAGGAATCAACCTGCGCGAGCTTGCTACCGCATGCGGGATTCCTGATGAGCAGATCGTCTTCGTTGATCAGTACGTCTATCGCTCAGGTATCGGTAACGATCTCCTCGCTGCGATCTATAGCGCTATGGATACGTTGCTGATCTGTTCGATGGGTGAAGGGTTCGGCGTTCCTCAGATTGAAGCGCAGGCCTGCGGAACGCCGGTCATCTGCACGAATGCGAGCGCATCTCCCGAGCTTCTCGGCGATGGCTGGCTAGTGGAGGGGCAGCCGTTTTGGGATTCTCCGCAGCGCGCTTGGATGATTACGCCCGGCGTTCCTTCCATCATTGAAGCGATGGAAGCGGCATACGGTCGGGGCCGTGGAAGATCTGAGATAGCGCAAGACTTCGTGGCGCAGTACGGCGCAGATTTCGTGTTTGATAATTATTGGTTGCCAGCGATGGAGGCTCTGCGGTGATCCCTTGCATGATCGTTCCTATCTTGAAGGGCCCAGAGATCCTTTACAGGATGCTGGACACAATCGACTATCCGATTCGTAAACTGATCATCATTGACAATGGGGACGCGCTCACTACTTCTACCGGATGGCCGATAGAGCACGTTCAGTCAACGAAGGTAATCAAGATGCCTGCGAATCTCGGTGTCGCTGGTTCATGGAATCTAGGCATTAAGGCTGACCCGTTCTCTCCTTGGTGGCTCATTGCGAACTATGACGTTGAATGGCCAGCAGGATCGCTGAGAGCGTTCTATGAGCAGGCTACGGATGGAGTGGTGCTCGCTGAGTCTCCGCAGCCGTGGAGCGCGTTTGCGCTGTCTGAGGATGCCGTCAAGCGCGTTGGCCTATTTGATGAAGGCTTTCATCCAGCCTACTTTGAAGATACCGACTATGAAATGAGATGCCAGATCGAAGGAGTGAAGATCACTCGCTCAAAGATCCCGATCATTCATCACAATTCCTCTACCCTTCAATTCTTCGGCGAGCGCAATAACACTACCTACCTGAATAACTGCGACTACTGGCAGAGGAAGCGAGAGAAGCCGAACGAAGGCGGCTGGAGTCTTGAGCGAAGGCGAGTGAATTCATGGGATTAATGGCTGAGCAGTACACAGACTTTAAGCGTAGGCATTCGGGAGAAACGATCTACGTTGTTGGCTCTGGCGCGACACTTGATCATGTACCGCGAGGATTCTTCAATGACAAAACTACCGTTTGCATTAATCGCGCAGGAGAAGCGCTCGGGCTTAAAGACTTCTATTCAGTCACTCACTACCACCTAGACGCTCATATCCTCGCTGATGCTAGGCCTGATCTCCCGGTGATCGTTCCGATGATTGAGCAAGGCATTGGATACCCGGCGAAGACTAGACCGACTCAAGCAAACGTCTTCTTCGTTGAAACAAACCCGCAGATGTATTCAGCGTTTGATACTGCCGAGCACTGGCCGACTCATGATGATCATCTCGTCTGCGGGCCTACCTCGCTGCATATGGGGATGCACTTTGCGGCGTATCTTGGAGCGAAGTTCATCATCCTTGCTGGCGCTGATTGCGGGATCTTGGATGAGCGGGACGCAATCGAAGGATACGCGCCAGGCGATCCCAAGCCTTACCCGGTTTGGGAGCAGCAATTGCCAAAGGTGGCAAAGAAACTGCGATCAATGGGCGTAGGAGTGATGTCTCTTAATCCGTTCGTGAATCTGACACTAGAGGGGCATTCGTTTCGCTCTCCTTCTGTCAGCATAAATTGCTACAAATGATGGGTAGAATGATCGAATACCTGCGGAAAGGATCAGCATGAGCCTCTATGCGAGTACGGCGCAGATCAAAGCAGCGCTGCGCATTACTGATTCTGTAGATGACTCCCTGATCAATATGGCCGGTTCTGCGGCATCAGATCTCATTGATGGTTACTGCGGGCGAACCTTTGGAACATCAGGAACGATTACGCGCGTCTTCTCTCCTTCTGATGAGTATGTGATCCAGATTGATGATCTCGCCGGGACAGCGGTAACGATCACTTCCTCTACCGGCGCTGATGGAGTCTTTGACGTAACGTGGAAGACGACTGATTATCAACTAGAGCCGCTCAATGGAGTAAGCAACGGCCAGACCGTGCCATATACGCGAATCAGGGCCATTGAAGACTACTTATGGCCTGCAGCGGGTGGAGAGGCTACCGTGAGAGTTACGGGCGTATATGGCTTCCCTGCTGTTCCTATCGTTGTGACTCAGGCGGCTGTTCTGCAAGGTTCAAGAATTTTCACCAGATTACAGAGCCCGCTCGGGGTCGCAGGCTTTAATGAACTTGGAGTCGTCCGCGTGACGAGAGCGCTAGATCCTGACGTAGCGCAACTAGTAGAGCCTTACCGCAGGATGGTCGGCATCGCATGACGGTAACTATTGGAACCTTGCGCACTGGCATAGCAACGAACCTAGCAACGATCAGCGGGTTACGGACATCAGCAACCGTTCCAGATGCGCCGACTCCTCCGCAGGCTGTCGTCATTCCTTCCACCATCACATATGACCGGG